TTGTTGGCCCAATTACAGGGTCAAATGGGGTTGGAATTGCCAGCCTTATAACGGGACACAGTTCCCGAATAGTATAGGAGCAGCCTTTTAGGACTCCGAGGAGAAAATAGAATATGGAAGAGGATGTAACGGAATCCACTGAGGTGGACACTCCAGAGTCTTCAGTTGAGGTTTCAGAGGAACCTTCTGGTGACACATACGCCGTTAAGGTGGATGGTGAAAATCAAGAGGTCAGCCTTGAAGAACTTCGGGACGGATACCAAAGACAGTCGGATTACACACGTAAAACGCAGGAATTGGCTTCCGAACGTAAACGGTTACAGCAAGCGGAAGCAATAGTTTCCTCGTTGGAAGCGGACCCTGACGGTACGTTAACAGCGTTGGCTGATGCGTTCGGGGTTCAGATGCAAGCACCTGTTAATCAGGGTGGTAACGAAAGTTACAGTTCTGATTGGGAGGACACGCAACCTGATCCTACCGAGCAGCGCATAGCGAATTTGGAAACACAGATAGCGCAGCAGAATCGGTTACAAAGACGACAACAAACAGAAAAGCAAGTAGAAGGGCTTAAAGACCAGTACGGCGATTTTGACGCTCAAGAACTTTATCAACATGCACTGACTCATAAAATAGGCAATTTAGAAGCCGCGCTAACACACATGCGCTACGGCGACGTTGCAGAAAAAGCCAGTAAACTTGAAAAAGAACAGGAACGAACAGACGCTAAACGAGACGCTACTGTTGTAGAACCGACGGGTTCAAAACAAACAGGGGCTGTTAAGGACAGTACGGTTCTTAAACCTAATTCTATCCGGCAAGCATTCGAGGATGCGAAACGGGAACTTGCTTCATAGATAACAGAATGAGGTAAAAAACAAATGGCAGCAGGTAATGCTAACTTTGATGAAATACTTTCCACCACTCTGAAAAACTATATCCCTAAACTGACTGACAACATTTTCAGCGCAAGACCACTGTTTTACGCTTTAACAAATGGTCAGACAATTAGGCGTGTATCAGGTGGTGCGAACATAGTAGTACCCCTTATTTATGGCACAAACTCTACTGCTGGTTCTTACTCAGGAACAGATACTATTTCCACAACCGCTCAAACAGGCATTAGCGCTGCTGAGTACTCTTGGAAACAGTATGCTGCGACAGTAACAATCAACGGTATTGAAGAAGCCAAAAATAATGGCGAAGCACAAATAATTGACCTTCTTGAAGGAAAAATCTTTCAAACGCAGGAAACAATTATTGAAAACATGAACACCATGTTTTATGGTAACAGCACCGGCAACGGTGGCAAAGACTGGAATGGTCTAGCCGCTTGTGTTGGTCTAGGCAATGATGACGGGTCAGCCGCTTTTGCGGGTATTGACGCTACAGACGGAGATAACTCTTGGTGGAGATCACAAGTTACCAACGTAGGTGGAGCGCTTACTCAAGCAAACATGGCAACTACCTACAACAATGCCTCTGTTGGTAATGACCAGCCAACAATTATAATCACAGGACAAACCCAGTATGAAACATACGAGGGTCTTCTTGAAGGACAGATCAGGTACACCGACACCGACATGGCTGACGGTGGTTTCCAGAACCTTCTCTTCAAGGGATGTCCAGTAACATTTGACGGCGTTCTCGCGGGCGAAGGAAAAATGTACATGTTGAATACCAAGTATCTACAACTTGTAGCACACTCAGACGTTTGGTTTAAACCAACTCCGTTTGTTCGTCCTACAAACCAAGATGCGGTATTCTCACAGTTACTCTGCTACGGCGAGTTGACAACAAGTAACCGCGCCCGTCAAGGATACATGTACGGTATAACACCTGCATAATTTGATGGCACAGAGATAGTTTTTACAGGAGTTCTAATGGCTAGATATGAAGAAAATGCGTATAAGAAAGGGGTCAGACCCGCAGGGCAACCTAGGGCTGGTACCAATTTCCGGGATTCGTCACCACGGCCTCAAACCGTTGGACAGTCACGCAACATTCATCGTGTCGCAGACACATCACCTATCCAGAAGGCTCCTGTGAAAACATCTACTAAAGTTTTTAAATCTAAAAAAACCAAGTAGGGGTTTATAGTGCAGTTAAGTGCAATGCGGACTTATGTCCGTGACATAGTTGATATAACCAGCAGCGATGTGTCAGATTCTACAATGAACACATTCATTCGTGAAGGTTACAACCTGATTGTCTACTCTGAGAAACGTTGGCCTTTCTATGAAGTTGCTTTAAGTTTCACAACTGTGGGTGGTCAATCAGATTACCCAATAGCAGACATTGCTACTAATCTTAGTATCACACATGATGGTGTTACTTTTTCTGGTGCTGTCGCTCCTTCTAACGTTGGTTTAAGAGAAATTGCTTCTCTGAAAAGAGATTCTCAAGTTTTAAGATACATAGGTTATGACGCTGCTGATGTTTTATATCCGTTAAATTCTAACAATTCTGGCGACCCGTGGTATTGGTCAATGTGGGCTGCGGGTTCAAGTGCTAGTGCTGGTATAAGCAATCAGGTTATTCGTTTGTTTCCCACACCCGGATCGGGTCAAACAATTTATATGCGTGGTTACCGTAACCCCATAGAATTTGGTGGAACAACGGCTATTAATCGTACCGCTATAGCAGACGCTGACACGCCTGACCTGCCGGTACCTTTCGATAATGTTTTATCTTTGTACGCAATATACAGAACGTATCAACAGCAAGAAGATGCGGGTATGGCTAACCAATATTTTGCTTTGTTTCAAGGCGAGTTAGATAATCTTCGTTCAAGGTTTGAAGACACTCCCGCTCCTCAACCATTATTGTTGAACAGTGTTCGGACTTCTCGTTGGATGGGTTCCAACTTTTTACCTAGCCGTTTGCGTTACTCATGGGAAAACTGATAGATGCCTTTCGATATGAAAATGCCTGCTGTTACTTCAGGTGCAGGTAAGGAAGCATACAGGTACGAAGAAAAATCAGATTTTACTGGTGGTTTAAACCTCAGGGCGGATCAGTTTAATTTAGGAGGAAATGAATCTCCTGCGATGTTGAACGTGGAGGTTGATCCTAGAGGCGGTATTCGCAGACGTGACGCTGTTACTAGAATTAATAGTACAGCCTTGTCTGATGATATTGTTTCATTATTTACTCATTATGCTGTTGGATTAAACCAGATTTTTGCGAGTGTTAACCCATCTACAGCGCCTGATACAACAGAAATTTATTTTAATGAGAATGCTTCTGGAGATTTCAGTGGTCCTATTGCGTACAGTAATGGCACTTTAACGTTTTCTGGTAGTCAACCTGCGACTGGTGTCACATTCAACGGTTACACTTACATTGTTAATGGCAGCATGTTGGCTGCACCGCACGCTGTGGGTGCTGCACTAAAATGGGGGGGATATAACAGTCCTTTACCATATGATCCTGCTAATCCACCAACAACTTATCCGGGGTATTTAGCCCCTGATCTTGATGGAACTGATGGTCATTTTCCTTGCGCTCGTTATGTTACTGCTTGGAGTGACTATGTTTGGGCTGCTTACACTTTGGAAAGCGGAACTACTCATAGTAACCGTTTGAGATGGTCTAAACAATCCGATGCGGAAAATTGGACTGCTACAGATTACACAGACATAGACATAGGTGAAGATGGTGATTACATAACAGGTATTCTTCCTGATCAGAACCGTTTACTGATTTTTAAAGAAAACTCTGTTTATGAACTTGTGGGTACTAATACTGACAATTTTCAGGTTCGTAACATTTCCCGCACAGCGGGAAACATGGAAGGGTGTACGCCAATAAATACTACTGTTGGTGTGTTTTTCTGGTTCGCTGAAGATGGATTGTTTTTGTTAAGAGATCAGACTTTAGCATGGGCTTTTGAACGTATAAAACCTGCAATGACTTATGATGTCGGTCAACCTGCTTTAACAACCACTGTTGTTCCTTCAATGATGTGGGTTGAAGAGAAACTTTGGTTGTCTGTCAACTATCAATCTGATGACAACTTGTCAGGTTCTAATCTAATTAATCGTAGAAACACGTTTGTTTGGGACCCTAGTCTTAGTCCTACTGGTGGCTGGGTTAGACACGATATTAATGCTCGAAGTCTTTTAGCGTATCGTCCTACGAATGACACTCATTATGGTATAGCGGCGACTTCGGGTATTACATCCGCAGTTTCTTTTGACCGGATTTCTAAAGTTGATCAAAATGCGGACACTGATAATTATGGGACTGGTTCAGCGCAAGAAATAGTTGCTTACTATCAGACAGGCTGGTTTGAAGGTAATCGTCCTACTTTTCTTAAAAGATGGGGTAAAACACGTACTGTTTTACTAGCAGATGCTGATATTCAAATGACGATGTATGTGTACAAAGATTATGATTTGAGTCAATGGTCTTTTTCTAACACGGGTAGCACTACTGGTTTAGGTGCGGCTGCAACTTGGGATTCTGCTCCTTCAGGTTCAGGTACTGGCGTGTGGGATACTTCTGAATGGCAGCCTGAAGGTACTTCTGATCGTTATTTGCTGGTTAAATGGGCGACGATTGGGACAGCGGTGGCTATTAGTTTGAGGTTTAGTGTTACTCCAACAGTGTCCTACAGAGGCAAATGGGGTATTACTTCCATGATAGGGATGTATAGGACAAGGAGATTGCGTTAATGGCAGCACTAGCGGTCACTAATTCTTTTACGGCTGGAACAGCGATTGTTGCAGCACAAATGAACACTAACTTTACTGATGTTGTGACTTGGGCTAC